CCTGTTTACCAAGAACCCGTTAGAACTAAGTCATTTGAGTTTGTGCAACACAAAGGTCTAGCGTTGGATATAGGTGCCAATGTAGGCTTATGGAGTCGTGACATGGCTGAACAGTTTGAACAAGTTATAGCGTTTGAGCCCGTTGCTGACTTTCGTGCGTGTTATGAAAAGAATGTTGACATGACTAAAGTTGATATGCGTGCTCATGCGTTAGGCAACGAAACTACTAAAATTAACATGGTTATTACACCTGAGAACACAGGTCATAGTCACGTAGATGTTACCACAATGGGTGACGGTACTATAGATATGTTTAAGATAGACGATTTAGACTTACCCAAGTTTGACTACTGCAAAGTAGATTGCGAAGGCTATGAAGAAAATATCCTATTGGGCGGTGAAGAAACATTTAAAAAATATAAACCCATTATGGTCATTGAACAAAAAGGCCATGCTGATGTAGGATTTTATTCCAAATACGAAGCCAAAAGTCTTTTAGAAGTGTGGGGTGCTCGAGAACTGTGTCGTGTTCGTAACGACATTGTACTAGGATGGGCGTAGGTCTCTGGGGATATGTGTTAGGCACTTGCATTAGCGTAACAAACGTATGCGTACCTGAACTTTATATTTTAGATTTTAAAACTGAATACACCTGCAACATACATGCCTTGTTAACCGCACACTTTCATCAATGGAATATAAACGAAATAACTCAAAGTTCTGAGTTGTACGCTAGTTATTCTGGTTGTTACACACACCAAGAACTAATGGAAATAGCTCAATCTTCTAAGTAAGGTTTAAAGTGTTTCCAAACACTTCCATTAAGAAGTTCACTATCACTCCAATGGCACGCGGCTAAATCATATAACCATTGACTACGTTCCGGACAGTCCGGAGTTAGTATATTGTTTATGTCATGATTAGACACTTCCCAAGTTACGGCATCGTCATCAGTCACAAATGCAGGCACGCCTGCTAATATACTAGCAACAGCACTTGAACTATTATAAAATACACTAGCGTGAGCTCCGGCTAGGTCTTGATCTAATGTGCTACCTTTTACACTTTCATATACGTTAGGTTGTTGACTATATCCTGACAGGTCATACTTGCGTTTTGGATGGGGCCTAACCAGTATCGGCATGGCTGTATGTTTTCTAATACTAGTTACGGTGTTAGCTAACCATTGATCTAAATTAGTACCTTTCATGTTCCAGCCGCCGTCACGCTGTAGGCAAATTAAAATATGACTACCTTGACCTAAGGTTTTCCAAGGCTTCATGTTAGTCATACGTAAATCATATCTAATCTGATTCCACTTTTGATTGCTACTGCCTTTATTAGCATATTCATTTTCATTGTAATAAACCCCGTCGAGACTATAACGAACATAGTGACTGGTCGGGTCAGCAAACTTAAAACAACTTCCGTCTATGGGCATACAATGCTGTTTATTATCACGTGCCCAGTCTATTACTGCTTTACGCAAATGAATATGCGGACCCGAAAATGTTTGTCCGTACCACCCAATGAATACACCTAGTCGTGCAGGAATTACTTCGCATTTGGTCTGAACAAATACATTAGCACCGGCACGTTGGCAACCTTCAGCAAATGCTTTTAATATTTGTGCTTTACGATCATGGTCTGCTATTCTAGGCAAACTTGAGAGATAGACTACTACATCATACATGCCATATCTCCATAATCTTCTTAGCTGTTCCGTCTAATAACTCTTCATTGGTAAACTGACTGTAACTCAAATAACATAACCACTGACTGACGTCATCTCTGTACAGGTTATTAATTTTATCTAAACTATTTCTGCTAACAGGATTTGTTATGTGCTTGCCTAATGTAATTATAGGTACGCCGGCCCACACTGATTCAGTTAGTGCATTTGAACTGTATCCAACTACACAATAAACTGATTGATCGTTTAATAGATCGTTGTATAAGCTAGTCCGAGTTTTTCTAGTGCCATCTTTTGTTCTGACTATTATCTTTTTATCAGTAAGGTTTGTTAATTCTTTTTCTTGTGCTTTTGTCCATTTTTCCTGATTCAATCCATAGACTTTACATATGTATTCGCTAGGCGGTATTATTAATATTGTGTCTCCGCCAGTTCTCCAATGTCTAGGGAATCTAAACCCGTCTAACCTGTTTCGATTATCTAAAACCATTCTTAGCAGTCGGTCCATTGGAAAGATATGTTTAGGTAAGTCTGTATGGATATCGTTACGACATAACCTATGCCATTCTTTACTTTCACTGTCTCTAACAAAGTTAGTATATCCTGAGTCGACAAACCACAGTGGAAAATTGTTTGTTATTTTATTGTGTAACAGCTCTTCATTGTTTAAAATATTCCTAATTAAACAGTCTTGTTCTGAATGACTATACGTATCAGGATTACGAAATTTACTGTTTTCAAATATACCCGCCGACAATTTCTTCATGTGGGTGTTGGTTGTAGATTTTAGATATTGGTTTAATAATAGTCTCTTACCTTTCGGCACATTTCCATTACCATACGCACTACATATTCTATCTAAATTATCTAAAACAAAATGTACTAACTTTCTTCTTTTAAATTTCCATATTGATCGTACTTCTAATTTTATTAGCTTGCGCCATTTATCTATATCTGCCAAGACAGCCTTGTTAATCCTGTCTTTAGTTGCCAATTTAGTTCCATCAAAGTGTTTGGTATATACTTTCTGACAGAAATGCCAGTGTGGGCCTTGTCTGAACCTCTTAGCTATTAATTCCCCTGCTATAAATTCAGATAAGTCATCATCATTAATAATAGTATAGTTAGCCATTTAATATGTCCCAAGCGGCTCCACTTGCCATTTCTTTTCTTGTAAACTGACTGTAACTTAAATGCCTAAGAAGTGCATCAACTTCGTCACTGTGTGGTATGTATGGATTTTCTATTTTAGCTAGGTCATCATAACAAAGATGTTGTGCGGCATTAGGACCTAATGTAAATGCTGGCTTGCCGTTTATTAATGCTTCAACAGCAGACACTGAATTATATGTAACTAAACAATGACATTCTTTAAGATCTTCTTCCATTGTGTTCTCAGCAAATCTTTCATCTCTGGCCCGCTTTAATCTAATCCTAATAGGTCGATCGGTATGTTTTTTTATTTCATTTACAGTTTCTTCAATCCATTGTTCTTGATCAATGTCCCACAATGTAAAACTTTTTGGGCTAGGTGGTGCAACTAGTATACTACGTCCCGGAGCAAATGGCTTAGGTTGTAATAGAGCTGGTTTAACTAGGTTAGCTTTACGATCACTTTTACTTCGTATCCATTCTATAAACCATATAACTGATTGCAGTCGATCTCCTGGTCTTTCAATAATCGGACGGAGGTCATGTACATGATTTTGTATTACACGATGATATTGTTTTTTATTTTGTACATTGCCTATATAACCGTTATCAATATAGAAGAAGTTAATGTCATTTTCCCAACAATGTTTAACCGCTTTAATCATTTGTGCACCATACAATATTATGATATTATCATGGTAGTCTCTTGCCTCTTCCCAACTAGTAGGTGTTCCGTTACACCCTTGAGTAAAGTTATACATAGCGGTTGTTAATATCTTTTCATGATTTCTAGGTAGTTGATCATGTGTCTTTCTATTAACACAAAGTATATCAGTGCTAGTGATCGTCATCTAGTAGATCAATCCTTTGTTGGCAGTAATCAGTAAACAATCTTTCTTGGTGCCAATCGTTGGCCATGCCAGTGTCAGCAAACTCATGGAAACAAGGAGTGCCTAGAGTATAGTGTACTAGTTTAGCATCTGGATTATCATCATACTCTGTGGCTAACCAATTCCATTCCTTGGGCAGTTCGGCTATTCTCTCATCTCGAGTCCATTCGAATCTATGTAAGTGAGCTCCTTTTGAGTTTTGTATATATTCAGGTGTTAGCTTCTTACAAGGCATCATACCACAATTAAAAATCATTACGCTAGACCAGTTCTTTCTAGGATAGTCGTCGTTTCTAGATCCTAAATATTTAACAGGCATTTTGGTCTTATAGTCATGTTTAACAACAGCGACATCCCAACCCAGGAATTTTTTTGTTTCATTCCATAATTTTGCTATATCATCTTTGACTATCATGTCGCCATCAATATAAATTGCTTGCCCAATATAACCTGCCATGTGTGGCACTAGAAATCTAGAATATATGAAATGATTGGATCCGTCGGTGTGTGTTTCTTCATATCCTGACAGCAGATTAAGTGCTAGCGGGTGTATACTTACCGGCTGTGTGGCATGTCTTATAATTGAGTTTACGCAAGTATGAAATGCTATCGCTTCTCTAGGATCGTACCCTATGAATACTGGTATAGTTTCTTGTTTGTCCATGCAGATATTTATCTACGTAGTTTATCAGTGAGTATTATATGAGTTGTTGCGGCCGGCAAACCATTCCAACACTAAATCTTCTTGTTTAACATATCCCCATCGATTAATACTATTCACAGCCGAGTCGGGTAATAGATCTAGTTCAACTAAGTCTCTCCAGGAAGTAGTACGAGGATTTTGTGGTGGTACTTTACCTTTATAAACTATTGCCTTAATCCAGGGATCACGTAGTCCTTTATTAAACATTCCTGATTTGCAGTCCCATCCATTGCATGCAAGCATATGTATTAGGTTAACTAAAGTGTAATGGTGGTATTCATTATTTAAATTTGAAATATCATGTTTATTATATTTGATATTTGTAGTTTGTGGTACTTGTAGTATTAGCATACCATTTGGATTAGCTAATTCCCACCAATGGCGTAATGTGGCCATAGGATTAATTGCGTACTGAAAACTGTTATGGCTAGTAATAACGTCATACTGGTCTGGATCTAATCCAGTGCTTTCCATATCTAATGTTAAGTGAGTAACATTGTCGTGTTTGACATTGAATTTGTCTCCGTCATCAATTACAAAACTTTTAATATTCAACGGTTGAGCAATGCCAGAAGATTCAACCTCAGGGTCTGTTTTTCTATTGGCCCACCATTCTGCATCTAGGCCTTGGCCTCCACCCATATCAGCAACAGTACCAACAGATATCATAAACTCATAAAAGGATTCAATAACATCTAATACTTCACGTGAGTGAGCGTGACTTTCTTGTGGGGACCCAAACATTATAGTTGTATGTCTTCCATTCCACTTGCTCTCAATCTAACTACATGACCTAACATAAAGTTTTTGCTTTCGAGACCCTTCATTATACCTAACCATTGGTTCCTAAGTAGAGCGATATCATTAATTAGTGTTTCATATTCAATAACTTCATCCTCACCGTCTACATATTTTTCAGCATCACGACTTGTTAATGCTCGTTGATATGCTTCTAGATATTTTTGAAAGTGCTTGCGTCGAATCTTACGCAATTGTATGTTTAAGAAATTTAATACTGCTTCTATTTCTTGTAGTTGATGGAAACGATGTTCTGTAATACCTGGCAAGTCTGCTATATTACGTTCTACATAACCGTAGATACTAACATCTTTTTTGGCACCTAGTAATTCATTCCGATAGTGCATTAGGAAGTCTGGTAAGTTACCAATGTTTTCAACTACCTTATTGTACCACATTAGTAATCATCGTCCTCTTCGTCACTATCGTCTTGTTCGTCACCCCAGGTGTCTAAACCGTCATCTTCCTCAACCTCATCTAACACATAGGCTGTCAACGCATGTTTGATATCTTTATCCTGACCAAGGTCGCTAGATTTAATGGCTTCGCCGTCAACCCCTAAATTATCAATTAGTGCATTAACAACATCCATTGCGGCTTGTTTTTCATCTGTTACGTGATCTTTAACTGCTAACCATACTTCAGCGGCTGATACCAATGATTCTGCCATGTTATTTTTCCTCTGTAGATAAAGTTTCTACTACGGTATCCGGTGCTTGCTGTTCAACAGCAGTATCGTCCATAGTTTCTATTTCTTCAATACTTATCTCTTCTGCTATCTTTCCGTAACTTGCCATAATCTTATCTAAACAGCCATCTTCGTTTAGTTCCCAGGCTTTACGGAACATTTTAATTTCGTCAGCACTATCAGCAACACCAAAGCGTAATCTGTTGCCGTCTTTAACTAGTAAGCCTGCTTTTTCAGCCATGTCAACTAGTCCACTGTAAGGGCTCATACCTGTTGAATAAGGAATTTTAACTTGTACACCTTCGAATGGTTTTGCATAACGTGTTTTCATTACCTTACACCCAGCCCTAATACCTCTAACATCAGATATCTTATTGCCACCTTCGTCTTCTTTCAGTTTAAGTTTCTTCATAGCAACTACAATACTTGATGCGTAAATAAAACCTTGACCACCTGATATTTTATCATCTGGATCAAACATATCTTGTGAAGCGTATGTGTGATTAGTACATACTATCCCAATATTAAGTGCGCCGATCATGTTAACAGTATTACGTACCAGTGATGTTAATGCTTTAGGTTTACGTCCCATATCACCTTTCATATCACCTGCTTCAAACTGGTTAACGTCTGTAGGAGTTAGTAACATACCTAACGAATCAATAACAAATAATACCTTAGCTCTATTTTCAGATGGCATGTCTCTATATTCTTTTACAAATTCAGAAATAGTTTTAGCTACGTCATCGATCATGGCCATGTTCAATTTAAGTAGTTTCTCTTCTGTTGTGTCAACACCTAAGGCATGTAGCCATTTCTCATCAAGTGCATTCTCACTGTCAATCAAGATAACAAATATACCTTGATCTTGTGCATTTTTAACAATGTTACCTGAACAGATGTAACTCTTACCTGCTCCAGACTCTCCAGCAAACACTGTTACCTTACCTAACGGAATGCCTTTAGTAAAGTCGCCACTAATTAAATAGTTCAAGGCGTAGTTCCCCGTCGACACCCAATCTGTTGGGTCATTGAATCCTAAACTCATCCCTGGAATGCTTTTAGTAATGCTTTTTCTAAATTTACTTGCGTCAAAGGGTTTTGCCATAATATTTTTCCTTGTTTAATGTAATACTATTGATGCTTTGTTATTTTCTTTAGAATTTCTATACAGTATTTCTCTATATAACGTTAAATTTTTATCCAAATCTAAAATATTACCTATCGGAATTTGTTGGCCGATTGGCGTTATGTTGTGTTTATTACACCATTCTAAAAACTCAATGTTAAATGGTACAGTCTGCGGTTTAGATAAATTTATATTAAATGAAAATTCTAATTGCTCAAAATTATAATGATCTTGATACTTTAGATCGTTATCAAAATTTATAAACTTATCATATCGCTGTCTACCCAGATACGTATACCCAAAATTAAAATTTGTAATACTATTATTAGTTATTATACTATCTTTAAAAGGATTGTCAAATATATTATACTTTCCTGGTGCATCGAATATAGCAGTCTTGTTATCAAACGAAGATTCTAATTCATGTATTCCCATATTGATACGTTCGTATTTGTCGACAACGCCCAATTTTGCAAATAGTTCTGCGAGGCGTATTACTCTTATTTCGTCGGGATACATTTCATGTAATTGGTTACCAATGGTAGCAGTAGACTTATTTTTTGAAACTCTTAACTCGTTAATATCTACTTTATTTTCTTGAGAAAACACCCAATCTGCGTGCAATCTGTTTAAATAGTCTTGATTTAGAAATCCTTCCGGAAAAGACGCACACTCTAAACTGTTTATTCCTAAGATTACCATTAACTCATTAATTGTGTCAAGATTTAATTTTAATTCAGGTACCAAAGTGTTAACTTTGTTAGCAAGTAGATAGTTATTAAAAAATTGATTCTCATTATCGACATTTGTTTTTGCTACAAAGTATTCAAAAAGTTGATGATTTTGAATAACTTCAAACGGTATGCAGTCGTTGGTTGAATTAAATTTTAATGCGAATTCAGTAGTCATTAACTATGTCCTGTAATAGCAATCTTCATATCAGTAGTTATCGGGTCGATGTTCCCACCGCCCGATAATCTATCTAGATTAAGACTGTGATTGTCTTGAACGGATCATCGCTAGGATATCTTCTGCTTTTGATCCTGTTGCTTTTGGTGCTTCAGCCACTGGTGCCGCTTCAGCTACTGGTGTTGCGTCAGCTACTGGCGCCGCTACTACTGGTGCCGCTACTACCGGTGTTGCTTGCGGTGTGCTAAATGCATCTGACGAACTACTTGATTCTGGAGCCTGCATTCCGTATGGACGGAAATATGCGCCCCATTTCTCTGCATCATATGGTCTACCGTCTACTGATGCTTCAAACATTTCTTTCATAACTTTAAGTTCAACTTCGCTTGGTTTCTTAGGAAGATAGTCATTTAAATTATGTAAGCCATGTGTTTCAATAGCCGCTTGTTCTACTTCTGTTAGTGCAGTTTCTTTACGTGCCCATGTTGACGTTGTATAGTCAGCATATCCACCTTTTTGTGTTTTAACAACACGGAAATCAATACCACGTAAGTAGTCTGTTGGTAGTTCTTCCATTTCTGGATCCATTAACGCTGTTTTAATAATGTTAAAAATCTGCGGACTCATTACAAATCTACGGATTGGATTATCAGGTGTAGTATCACCGTCTAATGGATTTTCTCTTACATAGCCTTGGAAAATATAAGAACGTTTTTTCCAATACTTACGTCCCATTTCTTCTAGTGATTGATCCTTAAACCAAGTTCTAACTTCTGCTAGAATTGGGCATGATTCACCCCACATTTCAATACATGGAATTTGAACTTGGATCTGTTTAGTGTCCATTTCGCCTTTAACACCGTTAAACGGTAAACGAATCATGTTACGTTCTACCCAAAAGAATGAATTGTTTGGATCTGAATCTGGTAAAAATCTTAAAGTAGCTGTTGAGCCCTCATTGATATTCCAGTGTGGATAGATAGCGTTATCACCGCCACCATGTGAGTTATTTGAAGTTCTTGCTTCTGCTTGCGTGAGTTTAGCTCGAATATCTGCTAAAGATGCCATAATGTATTTCTCCTTAAATGTGCCATAATGTTTAGTTTTTAATGTGTATAAATCATACAACAGTTACATTATATGATACTTTATTTAGCATTGCAACAGTTATGTTGGTATATTTTACCAAAGTCGTAAAAAAAGAGCATAACTTATATACGGTATGCTCCTCTTCTACAGTTCTTTTTTAAGGAACTATCTAGCCAACCTGAGTATTGCTTTTAATTCATCTTCTTGTACTTTGTACGTTTTACCATCCACTTCAAATTCTGCTTCACCTCGTTGTCTTGCTTGAGCTAATTTTTCAGTAAAGTCATTACCTTCTTCAATACCAGCCGCTTTAAGGAATCTTTCTTTATCAAAACGTGGATTTTGTTTAGCAAACATATCAGCATGGTGATTAGCTAACTCTTTTTTCTTAGCTTGATCTGGATTTGCTTTTAGTAAGTCTGCTACCATTTGAAAGTCTTTTCTAGTAGGGCCTTCATATACTTCCATGTCTTTATCCTCGGATGCCATTGCTGATGCCCAATCACTTGGACGCTCGTTTTTATCATGTTTTTTCATTTTGCTAATGTACGCTGGTTTGTTTGGGTCTTTTGCTAGTCCAGGTGTTTTAACTTCTTGCCAATCTGACTTTTTAGATTTCCATGTTGCTTCAAACTCTTCGTCAGAGGCATTTTCCAAGTCATAATGTAGTTCTTTCATTGCACCTTCATCAAGTTCTTCACCTTCGTACGCCGGTACGTCATTGTCCCTTGCGTCCCACTCTGCTTCAGCATCTGCTTGACATTCATCAGCATATTGTTCATCTGAACATTTAGTTACATGTACAGTGTTTTGTTCTTTATCTACTTCAGCATGATAATAAACTTCTTCACCGTCACCGACAGTAATTTCACCGTCAAATTCATCAGGATCAAATCCTTCTTCTAAATCGTTAGTACATATACATGGGTCTTGTACACAATCTGGACACGTTGCGTCCTCAGGTGTAGCAATACCTTCTGCCCAATCGTTAAATTCTGTAATTTCTTTCATAACTGAGTTCCTTGATTCAAGTCTATTTAGTACCGGAATAGCTTCTTCTATCCTAGTATCTAGTAATGTTTCTGTAAACATGTCACGTAATTGATCTGTAATTTCAACATGTTCCTCTGTTTGTGTAGGGTCAAATGAATCAAATTGTTCTTTATATCCTCTACGGCCTATCATTCGTTTTACTTTCTTTTTAAGATCAGCATAATGTCTAACACCTGCTTCTGCCATTACACTTGTACCTGCATCTGTAAACTCTTTTCCTCTACTTGCTCTTACAAAGTTAGCTAGTACTCCAATATCAGATACTAATTCACAAATGTATTGACCAAAGTGATCATGTGGTGAGCCACCTTCGCTTACGTGGCGGGCCATTGCACGTCCAGCAAACAATTTTGTAAAGGGTAACTTAAAACGTTCTCCGTCTGCATTTTCAACATATAGAGCTTTTATATTTCTATAACGTTGATCACCCGCTTCTTCGTCGATTGGTTTAGAGTGTACTATTTTAAGTTTTGCTTCTTTAGTAGGTTTAGTATAACTTGTATTCTTGTAACCATAGTATTTAGATTCTTCTACTTGGCTTCTTGACTGCATTGCATATTTTAGTTTATTCATATTTTTTAAATCAAATCCTAACATATTGCGTCTGGCAAAATGTCTTAGTTGATAAAGGAAATCGTACCATTCAGATTTGTGGTCTAACTCCATACCTTTGCCAAGCGAGTCACCGTAAAATACTTCTAAACTACCGTCGCCGGTAATAGTAACTACAACAGTACCGTAGTTAGTATCATCAACAGTGTAGTCAAAGCTAAACAGTTCTGCTTCTTTTGGATTTGCAGTTTCTTTTCCTTTATTGTCTCTGGTTACTAGTTCAAAATTCTTAGTAGTTAAGAGATCGAATAAATTTTGGTTAATGTCTTCTGTGGATATCATGTCAGTATTTATCTTAAAACATTATAAACGGCATCGGGTCAATTTTGTTGTCGCTGTGGTCTGTCATTGACTCCCCAATACTCTTGTGGTAATTCTGTATTTGTTGTAGCATTCTGACTGCTAGCACTGTAGCCATAACTAAATCGTCGTGTTCTCCAGGTTTAGCCGCATAACCAGTACCACTTGCAACAAAGTTTTTAAGCTCACTGATCAACGGTTTTGATTTAACTGTTAATCGATTTTGTTCTAGTAAAGTTTTAAATTTACTACAGGCTGCCAACTTGCTTTTATTTGTTGTGTTAAATCCTTTACGATATCGACGACCTACTCCAGCTTTCTTGTCTTCACTTAAGAACACACCTTTAATATTATCTTCTCCGTAATCTGCAATAGATATTAAGGCAGCCTCACCGATAGTATTGTTCTCTACTGAGTAATAGATATTGTTTTGTTCGCCAACCTTCTCTTCTAACACTTTGATCATTTCAGCAAATATTCTGACTTGTTCAGGTATTGTTGTTTTATTGTGTTTCCATTCAGCAACTTGTGTAAATGTTGTAGCATCAAATACTTCCATGGCCGCATAGTCGCCGCCTGTACCCAAACTTGGATCCCAGGAAACTACATATAAATGATCAGGGTGTACAGTACCAAACCAACGTACTTGTCCTGTTCTTTCAGAGGGTTCCGCACCTTCTAATCCCATTAAATATATTGGGGCTATCAGTGTCTCATCATTGATAATAAATTCACAATCCATCTCTCGTCTAAAACGTTCATCGCCTAGTTTAGCACGTTCTTCGTCTGCCCATTTCTCATCTCTATCCGGATGTTCTTTCCAATATGATCTAAATGCTTTAAATCCGTTGATTCCAAGTTTAGTTTCGTTACCGTGTGTATCTTCTGTTTTGTTAGCACCTTTCCATAACAAGGCAAATTGATCTTCATCTGAGTTTGGTGTTGATGTAATAATTGCTTTACCACCAGTTGCTAATGTAGGTGATATTGAAGTCCAAAACTCACGAGCAATAGTAGGGCGTACAAAAGCAAACTCATCACAATACAGCATTGATATACTCATACCACGACCAGTATTTTCAGTTGTTGTTTGTGCTACTATACGGCTACCGTTATCAAACTCTATACTACCTTTGTTATAACTAACTGCTCCAGCTCTAATGTGATCGGGACATGCTTCATACGCATAACGTACTCGTTGCATAATCTCCTGAGCACCAGCATATTTGTGGGCGGCCACTAGAATAGTACTATCAGGAACAAACATAGCGTACCATAACAAATAGCCTGCGGCTGATGTACTCTTACCAGTTTGCCTTGGCATCATTGATATTGAATACCTATAGTTATGATATGTGTTTATTAATCGTTCTTGGTACTCAAATGGTTTGTACTGTATACCGCCTCGAGTTGGATGTTGGATATGAAAGAAGTTCTCCATAAAGTGCATAGCTCCAGATGTGGGATCTGCACACATCGCGAATTCATTTACTTGTTCTTGTGTATATGTAGTTTTTTTATGGGCCTTTTTGATTAGGACACCGTCTAAACTTTTATTAGCCATTATACTATATCCTGGTCCAGGTCATCTGGGTGTTTTATATAAAATTCCTCAGGAATGTCGACCTCGGATTCAGGGATACTGTTAGATAAAATCCATTCCTTCCATTTGTTATATGTATTTACAACATGTTTACGGGTAGCTGTAGAAACAGGGGTAGCAAATATCTTTTCTAAATATTCTAGATGTTGTATTAGTGTCGGATGGTTGTCGATTTTGCTATCTTTAAGATCTTGATCAACGGGAGTGATAGCGTTGCGTAAATTTCCGCCATATATCATATCGGCATAACTTGGGCTAATTTTATTAAAAATTGTCTGTTGACTCTTTAAGAAATTCTCTAACCCATATGGCACTAACCGATCAACACTAAACATATGACAAGTTGTTTTATTTTCTAAATACCCGTCGACAAGTTTAATCAATGACATATCTTTTAAAAAGAAATGCTCATCAGAACAAAAGTTCATAACAAAGTCTTTAGGGTATGTTTCATCATTATGTACGTTGCCGTTGCCGATCCATCCATGTCTGGTCCATCTGTCCTCTCTGGCATACGTTGACCAGCACACTAATACAAGATCATCTTTGGTAAATTTGTAGTGAGTATCTGCTTGAGTTATACGATTAGCAATATAAGAATTTCCAGCTCCTCCACGACCAAGATTATAAAAAGGAATGTCTAGATCGTATGCTAATATATTTGCCCATGTCCCCCATTGCCAAAATTTTGTAAAACTACAACCAAATGTAAACAACCTAGCAGGTTTTTTATTGTATAAGATTTTCATTCCTTATTGTTAGGCATTGGGGCTTCACCTGTTAAATAAGGTTGTGCAAACCATAATTTAAACCATTCTTCAGTTCCGGGGCGTACATTGTGTGTTCTTTGATACGATGATTTCTCTGACGCAGTGTGACTTATGTTTTCGCCCATTGAATTACCGTGATTATCAGTAACACCTGCTAGTTTTTTTAAATCGTTGATGTCCATACGTTTATTTAACTTCAATATTGCCTATTTTCTTAGCTAATACACAGTTATATGTTTCTTGTTCTTTTTTCTTTGTTTCATTATTAGTAACAGGAATCTGTGCATTGCGGTACCATTCTATTGTAAACCCGGCTCTAGCTATTAGACTTTGCAATGCCACCTCACCTAATAATGTATAGTGTTGTGGCCATGTTTCATATCCACGTGGGCCGACAGGTGCTGGCATTTCTACATACATCTGTCCACCTTTTTTAAGTAGTCTGTTATATTCTAATAGAGCAAAGTAAGGGAAGGGACTATGTTCAAGTGCATGTCGACAAAAAATAAAATCATATATATTGTCAGGCTCTTTGATAAAGTTAATATCAGTTCTGATGTGTTTGTAGCCTTTATTTTTTAATGCAGTTTCGTCACCGATTGTCCAGGTAGTACTTGTGATGTCTGTATATCCTAAGGCCTTCATGTGATCAGTAAAGTAGCCAACACCAGATCCGATATCTAATATTTTTGCATCTTTTTTTAACTTTAAAGGAACTATAAATTGATCAACTACTTGCCCTGTAATTTCATTATGAACCGGATCCTCTCCCTCATCTTTAATAGTATTTAGAGCATGGTCATAATATAATTTTAATTTTATTGCATCAAACATCGGGTACTTCCTAGTAATTAGTTGTTCTACTTACTTATAGAGCTTTTTCTGTGTACTCTGATTTTTTACCCTTTAATAAGTCTGACTTCATACTAGTCTGATGTACTACACTCTTTCTACTGTCTATGAGTAAGTATATTGCAGTCAAGAGGGCGGTTTTCCGCTTCGTAGTAACGTTGTCGTACTTAGGTAAGATCAGAGGCAGTCTTTGTTGTAATACTGGGAGGATATTTGATTAAAGGAACATTAATTCAAGCAACACATTATTAATCGTCTGCGTATGCAATCCCAGATCCTGTTACAGGGAATTCAGATGGGCCTGCACTGTCGCCGACTGTTAATGCAATTTTAACGTCTTGAACAAAAAGAGAATATGCTAGTTTAGCTGTAGCTCGATCTGCTTTAGTATTAGCTGGTGTGCCGGTATTGGTCGCGTGAGCTATTCCGTTAGGATCGTATTGGTCTGTTGGTCTGTTTAAGGCCGATTGATCTGGATTTGCTGTTGATAGTGTAAGTGCCATAATAATATTTATCTCTTAGAGGTATTATTTTTAATTAGTATACAGTTGTCTACTTGTTTGCTAGCTTTCATTTTAGTACCCATTCATTTATAGCCATCCTAACACACTTTACTATCAACACCTTTTTGTTTCTTGGCTTCGTGCATACCAAAGTTACCTGATGTAGATACTTGTTTAATATCGTTTTCTTCTGCATAAGTGTCTATTGCTATTGCTAGCTGAAAATCTAATATTGTTAGGCCCTTAACATCAAAGGTAGATGTCTTTACTTTTACTTCAGTAACGTCTTGTGTGACTTCTGCAAAGTGATCTAAGTCCCCTGAGAGTTCATTGATAAACATTATCATTTCTACTGCTTGTTGATGATCTTGACAAACGTACATTGTTTGTATTTCTCTGTGATCTAACATTTCCCAATCAGGAAGAAACTTATTTTTAATTTTATCAAGCTCAGCATCATTAGGAACAAATTCTTCTACGTCATTGTCTCTGTACTCACCTTCGTTCATGTTAGCACGCTTGCCCCAATCTAAACTTACTTTGTCATCTGTAATTGGTCCGCCTTTAGCCCATGTGTGACAAGTACGTGCTGAATGACATTTAAAATGGTGCATCCAACAGTAGCCAAGTTTACCGTAGTCATCTGATGTTTGTCCAGGCATACATTCTTCCATTCTTGGACTTATATCAAATGCTACACAAGTACCACATAAACTTTCTTTTGCGGCTTCTTCTGTAGTGTCCCAATGGTCAGCTACTTTTTCCCAATAGTCACCAGGGTGATCAAAGTTTAAAGGGCCATAGTTATATTCTTTATGGCAAGCATCTCTGTTTTTTGTATTGATAGCAAGATCTTGTGTAGCTGGTGGGCAACTTGCTTCTTTAATTTCAACAAATCTCATTACTTATCTTCCATTAACTTAACTGCGGCGGCGTAGTCTTCTTGTGTTATAACACCCTCACGCAATAGCTTTTCTCTGTTAACTAAATGTTTTGCCGCTACTTCTTCTTTGCTACCACCAAAGTAAGCAACAGCATGTCCTTCTTCTATTAGAATGTCAGTTACCATACGCCCATCTTCAGTACTAAGGTCACCTAGTACACGACCAAACTTACCTTTAGCATCGTATTTTTTACAAACTAATACTGCCGACTCTCCTAAGAGTTCTTTCATTCTTGACTTAGCTTTTTCACCAAATAAGTCTTCAACTTTATCTCTTGTTCTTGATTCTGGAGTATCAATACCCATTATACGGACACGTTCTTTTTTAAGTACTACTCCGAATCCTAAATCTATATCTACATCAACGGTGTCGCCGTCAATTACTCTTACAATTTTTACTGCGTATTCAAACATATTAATCATCTCCGGTTGGGTATGGAAACCCTTCATTATCTATTTGTGTTTTTATTGGAGAGCATTCTACACACGCACAGTCAGGACACTCCCAACAGTCTGTACAGCTTTGTCCGCAATGTGCGTTACACCCACAATGTGAGCATCTGTTTATTATTTTTTTCTTTGCCATTTGGCGCCTGTCATTGGAGAAACTGTGTTGCCACCTTCTAATTCTTCACTAGGACCACGAGCAGTAACAGTTGTTTTAACACCTAGTGCTTTATTAGCCGCTTCAATTTTTTGTTTATCTACTTCTGTATATGCACCCATATATGGTCTTACTCCCATATGTGACTCTGTGTCAATGTCATCAGTATTACCTGGGCTTCTTGCCATTATCATTGATGCACGATATAGTCCGTAATACCTATCTAGAGGATTACTGTAACTACCTGGACTAGCCGCTTTGAGTTCTTGACTCACTTTACCTTGTTTTTTTTCTGTTAAAAAATCGTTAGCTCTCATTAGTTGTTTACCTTAGCACCTGAACGCCATTGGTAGCATGACCAGTACCTAGCTGTAGATTTATCTTTACCTTTAGCTTTATCACATCCGTGTCTAGCACGAAAGCTCTTACGTCTTTTAGGGTCGTCTCTTTTGATTGATAAGTTAGGATCACCAAAACGAATAATTTTTACATTACTTGTTTTAGGATCTTTAACATATACTTTGAATTTTTTCTTAGGGTTTTCAGAAGTACGTATCGGGTCGTTTAGTTTTACTTTTTTCCCTTTGTATTCTGCTTCATCAAACACATCAAAGAATTTTACGCCTGTAAATTCACAGCCACAATGTTCTAACATTGTTTGACATTCTTCGTCTAAGTGGAGAGTGATGCTTTCATCGTCGTGTTCGAGAACCAATGACTCAATGACAGTATCTTGGTTGATAATAAAATCAACCTGATCGCCTGTTACTGGATTTACTTGCCGTCTAGCAGTTTCCTTAAGATACTCGTCTAATGATTTCATTATTCACTACCTTTATAGGCCTTGTATAATTCCATCATTTTTTCATCAGTAATTGATTCGTT